CGTTGGCCCCTGAACCCTCGGCTCCGCCGCCGTTTGAGTTTGACCCTAGGGCGGAAGAGCCCCTCATTCCCATTAAAAGGCTTCTTGAGCCTCTTATTCCTGCTGAGCAGCTCAAGCCGCTGTATGTGGCTTCTGCCCCTGACCTCAGCCATGCTGGCGCTGTCCCATTTGAAGCGTTCTTCGGCTCAGCCCCTCCTCAATCTCAGCCTGAAAAGAAGGATGCTCAACCCATCGATGGCAGAGGTGCCGCTGGTCGTGATGTTCCTGAAGACACGACCCCTGAGGGATGGCGCCACTGGCTCCTTCTTGAGTCCACGCGCCTTCCCTTAGATCCCGCTCCTGCGCTGTCTCGCCTTAGTGTTTTGATGCCCCTTGTCCACCAGAACGCCCCTGACCTTATAGTTTTGTATTCTCGTCTTAATCGTGCTTACACAGCCAAACTACATTCCCAAACCGATCTTGGCCCTTCCCTTACCGAGCTTTACACCAATCCACGCCATTTGTCCTTAACAAGCGCGATTCGTAACCAAGCTCTTGGCCTTTGGATTACACAGCGTTTCGTTGGCATGCCCTCCCTTGCCACCATTCGCATGGTTATTTCCGACACGTATGTCGAAGAGTCACGCCACGAAGAGTGGCGTTCCCTTGTTTGGACCTATTGCTGCCATAAACACAAAGCTGTAAGCGATCTTGATGCTCAAGATGAAGTATCTATTCGTTTCCTCTATGACCATCAAAGGCTTCAGCGTTGGCATGATGACTCAGCCGTTGCCCTCCAAACGGTTCGTCGACAGTCCCTAGCATTGTATGCCATTGTGTCCACCGTTGGCCTCTTCGCAATTGGCGGTTCCCTTTGGCTGCTTTATCGTGGCATGGTTGCCGACGCCGAAGGAGCAAGTGGTCGTTCTGACCCTAAGCCCTCCCATGCCAAAGTTTCCAAGACCAACCCACCTGTCACCTATAGGCTTGAACGTCCTGTTGCTCAAACCGATGCCGTCGGTGCTGCCTCATTGACCGTTTCACAGCGTGTCAATAGCGTCGATGACAACGCCACCAAGCAACTCGATAGTATCCTCCGTAAGAACGTTGCTCGCTTAGACATTTTCTGCACCGATGGCCAAGTTATGCACTCAAACATCACATTCGTAACTGGTCGGTTCGGATTTATTCCCGACCATTGTTATGGCGACGCACTATCTGTTGGTATTCGTTCTTTCCGCCTAACCCGCCCCGGCACTGGCCAGAGTTGGGATGTTAAGCCCGAAAACATCACCGTTGTTCGACCCCCCCCGACCGCCGTTTTCCCAACAATTGCTGGCTTCCCAGCCCGCCCAGATCGCGCTTGCCTTCGTTTTGCCGACATTCCAGCCTTCCAAGATATCCGCTCCTCATTCATCAAAGACGCTGACATAATCAAGTATTCCAAAGTCCTCACTGGTTACTGGACTCGTTCAAACACTCCAGTTATCAACACTTGTGGTTACACTACCAGTCAGCACACAATACGCACCCCCACTGGTGAGCGTGTCTTTGTGCATGACTCTTTCTCCGTTGACATGCCCTTCCCCCTTGGCTCGTGTGCGGGCCCAGCTGTTCTGCAAAATGTCCACGCAACTCACAAGATTTGTGGCATCATTGAAGGCACATCCGCTACTTCAGGCTTCATTGCCATCTTGACCCAAGATATGATTGCTGCAATGTTGGCTGCCTTTGAAGATCCCGAAGGTCTTCCTGTCCAAGCTGACATTGGCCCCCCAGCCGACGAAGACTCCAGTTCTGTAGGAGAGATCGTCGATGCAGCTGGCGCCGTGCGCTTTGGGCGCTCACATGTTGAATGTCCACCCCAATTCATCTACCAACACCACATTGACCCCAAGCTGGGTGTTGCGCTCTATAGTAAGTCGAAGCTGAGGCCTGGCCCGTTCCCTGACTGGCAGTGTGATGAGCATTCTTCTCCCGCTTATTGCTGCCATGCCAAGTGCCCAAGCTATGTGACTGGCATGAATTGCCCTGCCCTTATGTCCCCACACTATTCTGCTTTGCTAGATCGCGTCTGGGACCCTGTCTACGAGTCACTTAAGAAGGCTCGGTACCGACCCCCTGTCATTCACTCTTTCAATGGGATGCAGTGGCACCAGTTCCTGCGTCTGCGCATACGTGAATACCTTCCGTTCATAATTGTGCCTCCCATTGAAGGGTCACCCCTCTGGCTCACCTCTGAGCAGGCCGTGCACGGCCTTCGTCGCGTCGATGGTTTTGAACTTGTCCGCGGTTTGGTCCGTGAAACGTCTCTTGGTTGGCCTTGGGTTAAGTATTCATTGACCTTGGGCAACCAGTCCTGTTCTTCACTCCGCGGCAAAGAGAAGCTTATGTTTTGCCCGCAGCATGGCCACCCGAAGTCTTGCCCCTCGCCGCAATGTAAGTTGACCTTCATTCCAGAGATTTGGGATAAAGTCAACCAGAACCTTGACCGCGCTCGTAATCGGACCCGCCTAGGCGTTGTTTTCTGCCGTGCTGGCAAAGACGAAGTGCGTGACCCACTCAAGAGCAACCGCACGCTCATTGTTGGCCCAGTTGACTATTCGCTGAGCTGTCGCATGGCCCTCTCTGGCCCTCTCTCCGGCTTTCTCCACAGCCGTCATCGTAGCCCCATCGTCGTTGGCATGAACCCCCTTGGCCGTGACTGGCACGATGTTATGTGCAACATTTTGAGTGACTTCATGGATGACACGGACCGCGAAGGTGCTGACCTTAGTAGCCCTGACGATTTCCGTGCTGTTTGGTACGATGAGCTCCCTCGTTATATTTGCACGTGGTTTCAAATGACCCCAGCTGAAGCTGAAGAGTACATCCACACCGTGACCACTTTGCTCATGGAGACCAT